CAACAGCACGCACTTATGTCGGCTCACTCAAGAATGCAACGGTTTCGATGTCAGTCTATTGGGACGACAGCGATGCGGTGCAGCTATTGGTTGATGCAGCAGACTCTCTCGACTTCCAGATCCATCCCACAGGCACAGGATCGGGCGAGAAGTTTTACAGCGGGGCAGCGGTTGTGACTGGCAACACGATCAGCGCAGCATTCGATGGTCTAGTCGAGGGCGAGTTTGCCTTCCAAGTATCAGGGGCGGTCACAGAAGGCACGAACTGATGGGGCTGGTTCGGGAGCTACGCAACCGGCGCAAGGTTGAGCCTAAGCGAATTGAGGTGGCAGAGTGGGCAGACGAAGGCGGCGAGCCTTTCGTCTTTTACTGCTATCCGATTACGGCGTATGACATGGGCCAGATGCAAAAGAAGCACCCCGGCTTTTTGAGTGACATGACGCTGCCGGCGATGGTTGATCTCATCTGCATGAAGGCTACCGACGAGTCAAATGAGCGCATCTTTGGCACGGCAGAGGATCGGCATGATTTAATGGGTGAGGAAAGCGCGATAGTTAGCGAAATCGCTGCTCAGATGTTTAGCACCATCACCAGTGTTGAGGATCAGGAAAAAAACTAACTAGCGATCAGTTTCGGTTAAATCTCATTGCCCTAGCTGATCGCTTACATATTACGATAGGTGAGGCAGAGCAGATGCCGCTCAGTGAATTCAATGAGTGGATAGCCTACCTAAACATTTTGGGGCGCGATAATGGCTGACGCTAAAGTAGTAATCACAGCAGAGGATAGAACCAAGCGCGGCCTTGATTCGGTTAACAAAAACCTTAATCGCACCGCGAAGAATGCTCAAGTCGTCACAGGGCGATTCAAAAACTTCCGAGGCGCTTCCCAACAGCTAGGCTTTCAGATTCAAGACGTAGCGGTTCAGCTACAAAGTGGCACAGCAGCAGCCACAGTATTCGGTCAACAGGGTTCACAAATAGCTTCGATATTTGGCCCCGGTGGTGCAGTGATCGGTGCATTCATAGCCGTTGCAGCAGCAGTCGCTGGCCCGCTAATTTCGTCTCTCTTTAGCGGCACGAATGCGTTAGAGAGAATGAAGGAAGCAGCAGACGATGTACAAACATCGCTAGCTTCCATGACTGCAACAGAGCGAGCGAGGGCTATTCGTCGCAATGCAGAGTTGCAAGCTGAAGCGATAGCGGCACAAGCACAAGCACAACTTGAAGTAGATAAAGCAGAGGAAGACCTAGAAAGAAAACGACAGGGGCGCACTAGACAACCAGTTCTAAAAGCAGCGATTGAAGCAGTCGCAGCAGCGCAAAGAGAACAAAACTCTGTCAACGAAGAGGCCAGCATAGTCTTAGAAAGAATAGCAGCGGTTAACGCCGCTTATGCTGAGTCACAGGATACCACCGCAGAAAGAACGAGAGCAGCGACTGCGGCTCTGAGAGAGCAAACCAATCTCCGTAAAGAGATGGAGCAGCTAGAAAAAGATGGTAGCGCCGTCCTGCTTGCTTTGAATCAATCCAACATCAACAAAAGCATTGAAGAGCGTAGAGAGAAGAAGAAAAACAAGGAAGAAACTCTCAGCAACTTAGATGAGCAACTCACTGCCTCATCAAGAATGAGCAAAGAGATGTTCGCCGTAAACAAAGCCTTTCGGATAGCTCAGGCCACTATGCAGACCTACGATGCTGCGACTAAGGCACTGGCTGCGTTCCCTCCACCGTTTGGACAGTTAGCAGCGATAGCGACAGTCGGGTTCGGCTTGGCGCAAGTCGCTCAAATCAAGTCCGCTAGCTTCGAGGGCGGCGGCTTCACTGGCATGGGCGCGAGATCGGGAGGCATAGATGGGCGCGGCGGCTTCCTTGCTACACTTCACCCGAATGAATCAGTGATAGACCATACAAAAGGTCAGGGTGCTGGCATCACAGTTATTAACAACGTCGATGCTCGCGGCTCTGGCGCTGATGTAGACCAGAAGATCAAAACCGCTATGGCTCAGACCAGCCAGCAGACTATAATGACAATCCAAGATCTGATGCGTAGGAGGCGGTTCGCGTGACCACATTTGCATTCCCCAGCATCACGCCCACGACGAATACCTTTGAGCTTGTTGCTAACACCCGCACATTTCAGTCACCGCTGACTAATGCGATACAAACTTCCTCGCGCAAAGGCTCACTGTGGCGAGCGAGCTTGCAGTTCACCAATCTTACCGGTGACGACAGGCGAGAGATGCAGGCGTTCGTAGTCAAACTAAACGGACAGCAGCATAGATTTACACTGCACGATCACTCCTATACTCGAAGGGGCGCAGGTGGCGGTACGTTACTTATCAACGGCGGTACGCAATCTGGCACCAGCTTGGTGTGTGATGGTGCGACGGCATCGGTCAATAATTACTTGAGGGCGGGAGACTACATCTCGTTCAACAACGAGCTTCACATGGTCATTGCTGACGCTAACTCGGATGCCTCTGGCAATGTTACTTTGTCCATTGCCCCACCAATTAGAAAGACAGCAGCGAACAATACAGTCGTTGACTATCTGACCCCGGTATCTGGTGTATTCATGTTGGCAGGGCCAGCGTCTTGGGATACGCAGAGAGACATCAGTTCGAGCTTTACGATCGAAGCCGTCGAGGATGTTCTCGCGTGAGCCGTGGGTTTCCGTCCAATGTACTGACTGCGCTATCGTCGCAGCATGTCGCGCTGGTTACGTTTGCTGAGCTACAGTTTCCATCGGGCACGGTTTACCTGCACAACTCCATCGGCACCTATACTTGGGGCGGTCACGATTGGCTGGGCGTCGGAGATCTTGGCGAAATTAGCCAGATCGAAGAAGGCGCAGACGTTAGCCCTTACAAGATAACCCTCTCGCTCTCTGGATTAGATGCGACCATCTCCGGCGCTGCTTTGACCGAGGACTATTACATGCACCCCGTTAAGGTGTATCTGGGAGTCCTTGATTCTGATGACGCACTTCTCGCTGACCCAACGATTGTCTGGGAAGGCGCTATGGATCAGATGGATGTGTCCATCGGTGCAGCAAGCGGTGATGTGATCTCACTCACGGCAGAGTCAGAGCTAGCACGGTTCGACAAATCATCTAATCTAAAATATACCGACGCGCAGCTACAAAACGACTTCTCTGGCGATCTAGCCTTTGAGTTCATGGCTGATATAGAAGGCGCGAAAATACGCTGGGGCGATCCAAACTCCGATGCGATTGCTGGAGGTGGGTCAAATGCGAACCCAATGGACAACTATAGAAATAGCCCTGAGAACCCATACCGGTGAGAGTTCACGCTGCACTCAATAAGTGGCAACGTCGTCAGTTCAAGTATGGCGATGCTGACTGCTGCCAGTTTATCGCCTTCGTCGTGAAAGAGTTAACTGGCAAAGACTACTCAACTGACTTCGTGTACGAATCTCAAGCTCAAGCGGAGCTTTTGGTAGGTAGAGAGGGCAGCTTGTTGGAGTTTATAGGTTCTATTCTGGGCGAACCATCGTCAACATTGCAGGACGGCGATCCTTGTGTCGTGAGGCTTCCGATAGTCGATCAAGTTTGCGGCATAAAGCTAGGCGGTTATGTGGTCTGTTTGACATCTCGCGGCATGGCGAGGGTTCCAGAGCGTTATGTTCTGGCTGGCTGGAGCGCATAGATGGAGGTTATTGCAGCCGTCAAGCTAATTGGCACGGTAATACTAGGCGCAGTTGAGACTGTAGGCGTTATCGCTACTGGTGCGTCATTCGGCGCAGCGGGCAGCATCATTGCAGGCACCGCGATATTATCGGCACCGTTCGCAATCAAAGGCTTAATGCCTGATATCTCTCTGCCTCAGTCAGATACTGACACAACCAGACAGCAGACAGTCAGGGGCACGATTGAAGTACAGAAAGTCGTCTATGGTGAGGCGCTAGTTTCTGGGCCAATATTCTTCGTCGGAGTTGCTGGGACGGACAACAAGGATCTCTACCATGCTATCGCTCTTACAGGGCATGAATGCGAGTCGGTCACAGACATATTCTTCGATAATACTCGAATCCCAAATGCGTCTTTTTCGGGTAATGCAGTAACGACTGGCAGCTTTGGCCCTACAACGGAAGACCCTTCCACGACCATCTGTTTCGTTGAGCGCAAGACAGGATCAAGCACCCAAACATCAAGCTCCCTGCTAACCACTCCGTTCACAGCTTGGACTTCGGCCCATAGAGCTAGGGGCATCGCCTACCTAGTGACGAAGTGGCGGTTGACCGACTCATCGCAAGAAGTGTGGGACAGGCTGAAGCCTACGAACATCAAGGCTTTGGTGAAGGGCAAAAAAGACATATATGACCCGCGACTAGATGTCGCTGCTGGCAATTCAGCAGGAGCTAACCCAAGCAATGCTACTTACCAAGCGTGGAGCGAGAACCCTGCTCTTTGTGTTGCTAACTATCTCACCGATACGAAGTTCGGCCTTAGCGTCCCCACTAGCAAGATAGACTGGGCGGCGGTAGTGACTGCGGCTGATGCTTGTGACGTGACAGTAGCAGTTCCATCCTCTGGTACAGAAAAGCGATTTACCGCTAACGGCGTCCTATTCGCAGGAGACAGCCACAGAGCGAACATCAACAAGCTCATGTCCAGCATGAACGGCACCTTGGTCTACTCAAATGGTATCTACACGATCAGGGCAGGAATCTACGAGGCTCCTACTGAAAGCCTTGATGAAGACGACCTGGCGGGTGCTATTGGTGTGAAAACCTCCGTCGAGCGAGGTGACCGATTTAACACCATCAGACCTATTTTCATCGACCCTTCGCAGAATCACAAAAGCGTGGAAGCGCCAGAAGTACAGCTTACGAGCGCACTGAGCAGAGATAACAACGAAGTTCTTATCCGAGACGTGCAGTTGCCGTTCACGAACACCAGCTTCATGGCTCAAAGGATAGCGAACAAGCAAATCCAGCTATCAGATCAGCAGAAGGTAATCACGTTCCCAGCGAACCTGACAGGGCTTCGTGTGGACGTAGGCGACAGGGTGCAAGTCACAGTCTCGGAGCTTAATTACTCCAACAAGGTATTCCGTTGTGCTGCTTGGTCTTTCTCCGATACTCAAGACGGGGTGGTCAACCTCACACTGTTAGAGGACGACTCAGGATCATACGCAGACCCAGCGGCGAGCGAATACAGCACGATCTCAGCAAGCGGGGTTATCACAGAAGGCTTCCGTGGTGTACCAGACCCACAGAATCTGACGGCGAATGGCGGGCTAAAGCATATTGAGTTGAACTGGACTAACCCAGTCAACCCTAAACTTTTTGAGACGATTGCAGTCTATGCGTCTGCGGACTCGTCATGGGCTAACGCCAAATTGATCGGTGAGACGAGAGGGACGCAGTTCTTCCACGATGCGTTTAATCATATCGACCCAGTGGTTGTGGGGAATCAGCGTTACTATTGGGTGAGAGCGTTTGCATATGCCGGTGATAAGAACAGCAGCCAGCCCTTCGTAAAGTCAGACCGAAACCCCGACTCAGATACTTCAAACGTGATCGCTACCGTCGGGCCGAATAACCCTGACTATTCCGACATCGTTGACGATACGCCTACGCAAGACCCTCCGACCGGATTGACCCTTACAGAGACCACGGCTCTAGGTAATGACGGCTCCGTGCTCCCTGCTATCAAGGCCAAATGGACGCCACCAGTAGCAAACACTTATGTCTCTTTCTACGAGGTGCAGTTCAAGCGAACCAGCGCGGGCGAGATAGACCTTGGAGCCGTAGCTAATTCGTACACTGCGACGGAAGATTATGGCTCTGTCGCTAGTGCTACAACCATCGAATTAAACTATGGCGGCGTGAATGAAGCCATCTCCGGCGCAGACACCGACTTCTCATCTATTAACGTCTATGGCGATTCCACGGTCATCACTGGCATGGAGGAGCTAGAGGAGTTCCAGTTTAAGGTTCGCGCAGTCTCACTGACCGGCAAAGTGTCGGCGTTCGTTACTGCGAATATCACGCTGCAAGGCGACCAGACACCACCAGCCGTACCTTCTAGCGTCACTGCGACAGGTGGTATCCAGCAGATAAAGCTCGATTTCGAGTTACCTTCGGACAGCGATCTGGCCTATGTGGAGATCTTCCAGAATACAGTAGACAACCAAGCCACATCGACCCTCATCGTCAGATCGAAGACCGACCAGCATACAGTCACCGGATTAGCTAATAACGTCACTCGATACTTTTGGCTGAGGAGTGCTGACCGCTCTGGCAACCTCTCTGGGTTTACCGCATCAGTAAATGCCACGACACAGAAGGTCGTGCTTAATGATCTAGCGCAAAACGTCCTCGATGAGCTAGCCGCTGGCAATGCTTTCGGCATTGAGCCAGTAAGCACCCTCTCAGGCGTCACAGGAGCGCATGTCGGACAGATTAAGTTCCTGACGACCACAAGCACCTTATTCGTTTGGACAGGCTCAGCGTGGACGACAGACCTTTTCACGGCATCATCGGTAAATCCCGGATCAATAACTGCGGCTTCGTTTGCTAGCGGTGTTGAGCCAATCTCAGCAGTTACGAGTCTGCCATCACCAACTGGTTACACTGGGCCGTCGATTGTCTTCCTCACCAGTGACAAGAAGCTCTACCGCTACGACTCGTCGGTTCCTGCATTCACGACCTTAGTAAGCACTGCCGACTTGTCAGGCACTTTGGGCGAGAATCTGTTCAGCGATACGGTGAGACCTGTTGAAAGAGTGAGCGTTCTGCCGACTACCAACTTGACGACTGGTCGAGTGGTGATGCTGACCAGTGACAACAAGCTCTATCGGTACAGCGGAACTTCGTGGACGAAGGCTATATCAGCGGCAGACCTTGATGACCAAGTGAATCTAGCCACACAGGTCTTCGGACAAGTGCAGGCATCTAGCCTCACGGCGGGCCAGATTTCGACAGCATCCATTCAGGCCGGGGCCGTGGTCGCTGATTCCATCGCAAGCGGGGCGATTAGTGCGGTCAAGCTGGCAGCGGATTCCGTCACTGCGAATGCCATAGCAGCAAACGCTGTCACGGCATCAGAGATAGCGGCATCAACGATAACGTCAGCCCAACTCGATACCTCTGAGATATTCGCAGATTCAGCGGTGATCGGTGCAATCCAAAGCTCGTCTATCACCACGGCGGCAGTGGTCGCTGCCATAGGTACGTTTGAATTTATCCAGTCCTCTAACATTCAATCGAATGCAATAACGGGCGGGAAGATAGCAGCCTCAACCATCGACGCGAATAAGCTAAACGTGTCGAATCTAGCGGCGATCTCCGCGAACCTCGGTGCTGTTACAGCGGGGTCTATCAACGCGGCACAGGTAACGGTCTCGAATATCAACGGCTCAAACATTTCTTCGGGTACGGTTCCGACAGCTAGGTTAGATGTATCGGGGATAATCAGCGCAGGCGCTATTGTCATTAATGGGTCAAACATCTCTGACCTGACAAATAACAGTGGGTTCATCACTGGCGGGCAGGTCAATACTAACGTCACTGCTATCTCTGGCGGCGTAATTACTACGGGAACAATCAACGCTAACCGCATCAATATAGACAACGTCACGTTGGACACCGATGGCGCTGGGCAGCTAGTTATCCACGCCGCTGGCGTAGACACCGCTCAGATAAAAAACAATGCGGTAAGTAACGCCGCGTCAGCGTTTACAGCGGGCAACATCAGTGTTGTCAATAGTGATAATGAGGTGACAATCCAAACTGTCAGCCATACGGCTACAGGCGCATCCGTTCTGATTTTTGCGAGCTTCAAGGCCGTGCCATCGAGCGGGAGATCGCATAGTGTCACTGCGCGGGTTAAGCGCAGCGGTTCCACGATCTTCACCCAAACCCTGACCGGAGTTGGTGAAACACACTTTTTCTCATTTTCGCTAACAGATTTTAGCGCGAGTGCTGGGTCGGTGACTTATACACTTACCGCTGAAAACAACGGAACAAGCCCACAAGCAGCAGCAACCACCTCGACTGTTTCGAGCAGGAGCTTGGCCTTGCTGGAGGTTAAAAAGTGAAAAACTTCGTTGTGTATGAAGAAGGTGGGACTATTTTACGCTCTGGCGTGTGTGCAGAAGCAGATTTTGTAATCCAAGCTCAAGATGGTGAGTTTATCCTAGAAGGTGTAGCAGATGACGCTACGCAAATGGTCGTCGATGGAAGCGTCGTAGATAAAGAGCACGTCGAAACGGACGAATTGAAAGAAACAAATGCGCGGTTAGAGAGAGATGCATTGCTCAGGGAGAGCGATTGGACTCAAGTGCTTGATGCGCCACTTACAGACGATCAAAAAACACAGTACAGAACCTATCGGCAGGCTTTGCGCGACATTACACTACACCAGAACTGGCCTGATCTTGCAGATGAAGATTGGCCCACATTGGAGACTTAGATGGCGACACAACTACAGATCAGGCGTGGCACCAGTTCACAGGTAGCCGCTTTTACAGGTGCCGAGGGTGAGGTAGTAGTTAACACCACCAACGACTCTATCCACGTTAATGACGGCAGTACAGCGGGCGGGTTTGAGCTTGCAAGGGCCGATCTCAACAACGTATCAGACACCAGCTTAAACGCTGCGCTAACAGGCAACACGGTCAGTGCTTTGACGGTAACCGCACTAACAACAGGCAGTATCACTACCACTGGCGACATATCATTTGGCGACAATGATAAGGCTATTTTCGGTGCTGGCTCTGACCTACAGATTTATCATGATGGGTCTAAAAGCTATATTACTGATGCAGGCGCAGGAAACTTAGAAATTACAGGCACTGATATTCGTTTGCTGGATAATACTTCTGGTTTAAGGTACTTGGTTGCATCAAATAATAGCAGTAACCCTAATGTTTCGTTGTTTTACAGCAACGGCAAAGTTTTAGAAACCACCTCCACAGGCATCGACGTTACGGGTACTGTGACTGCTGATGGTTTGACTGTTGATGGTGCTAGTGCTGGAACTTTCACAGCCGCTACTTTCACAAATACCACAAGCGCAAACGGCACTAGAGTGCAGGCTGTTTTACAAAACGTAAGCGGTGCGTGTAACGTCAACCTAGTAAGTGAGCGTGTCGGTGCTAACTTTGGTGCTGATTTTATTGTTGAGACTTCCGACACAGTAGACGGTACAGACAGACAACGCTTGCGTGTTGCTGAGACAGGCGACATTAGCTTTTACGAAGACACTGGCACAACGCCTAAGTTGTTCTGGGATGCGTCTGCGGAGTCTTTGGGTATCAATGATACCGCCCCAGCAAGAAGGCTAAGTGTAAATTCAGCAGGCACTCAAATTGCCGCTAAATTTGAAAGCACTAGCACTACTTCTGCGAGAATAGGCTTGGTGGATGCAAACACAACAGCAGATAACTATGTAAATGTTGCGGCTGTGGGTAACGATATGGCGTTGTATGCTGGTGCAGCAGAGCGTGTGCGCATCGACGCAAGCGGCAACTTGCTGGTGGGGACTACTAACGTAAATCCTGCCGCAAACAATGTAACAGGACACGCCCTTAAAGCTGGAGGTTTAGCTGAACACGCTAACTCTGGTGCTGTCGTAATGCGTCTGAATAGAACTGACTCTGACGGCGATATACTCCAGTTTTATAAAGGCACCTCAACAGTCGGTAGTATTGGTAGTTATGTAGGGACACATTTAAGAATAGGTAACGGCACAGCTAACGTACTTTTTGTAAATAATACTGGAATCCTACCTGCTACAAGCTCTGGAACGGAATCTGACGGAATTCTTAATTTAGGTGCTAGCGATAGGCGCTTCAATGACCTTCATTTAAATAACGTCATGTACTCCGGTTCCGCTCGTATCGCTACAACGACAGCTAACAGCGGCGGAAAGATCCAAGTCAAAACTTTTTCTGGTGGTATTTTCCAAGTTTTTCAGAACAGTAGTGGGTCTACGATTGGCTACATCGGCAATGTAAGCAACTCTCAGACGCTATACGCACAAACATCTGATGAACGCCTCAAGGAAAACATCACAGATTCTGCCGACGCTGGCAGCAGAATAGATGCTATCCAAGTGCGTCAATTTGATTGGAAAGGTGATGGCATACACCAAGACTACGGCATGGTCGCGCAAGAGTTGCAGACCGTAGCGCCTGAAGTGGTATTTGAGCCAGAAGATACTAACGACATGATGGGCGTGGACTACTCAAAGCTAGTCCCAATGCTTGTCAAAGAAATTCAATCACTACGCGCTCGCGTGGCACAACTGGAGAAGTAAAATGGCTACATTCAATTGGACTATTCCCACATGCGAACACGTTATCGCTGACGGTGGGATTAACGTAGCGCACTGGCTCTGCAACGCAGAGGAAACTGTGGGCACTGGCGATGACGCTGTAACCTACACAGCATCTTCATATGGCACCTGTGGCCTGACCTATGACGCATCTGCATCAGATTTTGTAGCGTATAAGAGCGTTACACAAGCCGATGTGGAAGGCTGGATTTGGGCCAATGGTGTGGACAAGGACGCAACAGAAACAGCCTTACAGGCGAATATAGATGCTCAGAAGAACCCTACTGAAGCCTCTGGTGTGCCTTGGTAATGGACGTCGGACCTGTCAATAGCACGACCCAAGTAAGCTGGCAGCAGGTCGCAGTGCAAAAGCAAGAGAGGCTCCGCACTGGGGCCGAAGGCGAGACATTTAGAGAGGCTGTGGAGACCATCATTCCTACTATCTACACTAAGGATGGTAACAAGATCGAGGCGCAGCCATTGGCACCGATACAGAGAGTGAGTGTATCCGTATGAGTGATAAAGGCGACCAAGCACTAAACGAAATAAACGCTCACGAGAGGGAGTGTGCTCTTCGCTATGAGCGGATAGAGGAACGCTTGGCAGAAGGTAGCGCCAAGTTCAAACACCTTGAGAACCTCATCTATGGCCTCTATGCGCTGATACTTGCGGCAGCCCTTCCACAGTTTTTTATGGGGTGATTCCCCATGGTGATAGAATCAATCGCAGGTGCCGCCGCAGCGTTGAGTTCGATCAATCAACTGATCTCCGCTGTCAATGAGGGAAAAGCTAACGTCAGCTCGGTCATGGGGATGATTAGCGATTTTGGCGAGGGGCTAAACACCTTCGAGGTAGAGCGAAAAAAGTCCTTCAAGCCTCTTAGTCAGAACGACTTGCTCAAATTGAGCCAATTGCGTAGGCAGCAGGAGCGTTATTGGAAGGATGTCCATGACCTCCTATTGGTGGCAGACCCCAAACTCCTTGAGGATTTCAAGGCCGCGAAGGCACAACAAGAGCGTGACAGGCAAACGCATCTAAAGATGATTGCTCGGAAAGCCAAGGAAAGGCAGCATCTCATCCATCAGATTTTAGTGGGGTTTACGACCCTGTTAGTCGGCGGAACGATTGCTGCTTTCGCGATTATTGTAGTAATACAAGTCTACGGGTGAGTCTGTTGGAAAAAATCCTGTGGGCCATTCTGATCACCGGCATAGCAGGGCCAACGCTTATATTTAGCTCCTACTATTTCTGGCAGTAAACGATGATCATGGCGTTCCTCTTAATAATGATGGTCGAAGGCGAGCGCGTGCCAGGAGACTTTCATTTCCGCAATCTACATCGATGCAATCAGTTCGCCGTGTGGCTTGAACAAGGTTCTGTAAAGCCGATTGAGAAGCGTCGTCTTTATAGCCAAGAGAACATTACTGCATATTGCATACCCGTCAAAGTGCGACCAAACATCACTACTTTCTATGATTAACCAAAAGGGTTAGCATATCCAAAACGGATAAGGTTTGAGCATGATTGAGATTGATGGCGTTAAGTATGAAGAGGAAGACCTAACCCAAGAGGGTGTGATTCGGGCCAAGCGTATAGCGTTCCTCAAAGAGCGAAATGTTAACCTTGTTATCGAGCAACAAGAGACGGATAACAACATCGCCTTCCACGCTAAGATCATCAAAGAGCAGCAGGAAGGGATCAACCATAACCAGCCACCCTCAGAACCCGAAGCCGACGGGTAGTCCTGCCTCCTTCCTAATGACCATCAGACCCAGCGTTCCTTGCTGGGCGTGATCGTCAATATTCCCAATTACAAAGTTCACTAGGTCTTCAATCCAAGGCTGAACCATTGGCGGTCTGGGACTGTCCTTCGCCTCGCCTGTTTCATCGTAGAGCTTCTTGCCTAGCTTATGATCTAGCAAGCGTGACGCGACCATCTCACTGTCGGTTGATTGCCTGCTGGATGGCTGCTCAGTGTTCCTTGAAGCGTTGGCGTAAAGCTGAGTCTTGATCTCTGCGGGAGAGGGGAAGAAGTTCTGAGATGGCTTCTCCATCAAATCACATAAAGCGTTGATGAGTGCAGCTTCGGACTCTTTGCCGAAGATCTTATAGTAGATAGGCCGCTGCTCGGCCCACTCCTTGCGCTTGCTTGGCTTCATTGTCAGCCAGTCGTGGAATGCTCTGTCGAATGTTCGCTCGTCCATGTCCTCTCCTAAAAGGGTATGTCGTCTTCGGTATCTGTGAAGTCGGGCGGGAATGATGCCCGCACAATAGGCGTCTGCTCTGGGCCATAGTCTTTGACCCACTGCTCATTGGTCTGAGTCCGAGGGTCTTGATTGCGTCCTTGCTGCTGCCTGGCAGTATTGTACCCTTCTTTCATCGCTCTATAATCGTCTGCGCTGCCTTGACGTTGAGGCTTCTGCTTTACAGTGGCGTACAGCGAACCGTCACTCTTCTTGGTCTTCAACTCTAGTCGTACTGTGCCGTCCTGCTTCTTAAGCCATGCAATCGCTTGCTCTGGGTTGATTACGATGTCGCCTTTCACGAAATCAGGAGCTTTGTCATTTGGCGGAAATATCCGCAAGCCGTCCATCCATTCAATATCTGCCATTATCTGATCCTCAATAGGTTTAGGTGCTGTTGTGTTTCATCGGTCATCTCATCAAACCAACTGCGCTTCAGTGGCGGCAGGTGCGTAGCATCCTCATCCGCTGACTTCTGCTTTCGAGTCCTGAAGAATCCGTCGTGATTAGGATGTTCCATGTGGAACAATCGAGCATAGAAAGCGCGATAATTGTTGTTTATCTTGAAGTCATCAGGGCCATATTCGCCAATGCTTACGCCCCACCGTATGCGCTCCACAACTGCACTCGCGGAGAAGTTCTCACGGCCCGCGCTTATCAGTTGAAAAGTCAGCCGCTTAAATGCTTCGTACACCTTGGGGTTTTCTTGGTGGTAGCGGTCAAATTCTGCTTGCAGTTCGTCCTGTCTGGTTTCCATTATGCCTCCGATCTGAAGTAATTGTGGTCTCTCGCATGGCTTCTTATCTTTGAGTCCAGCTTAGACCAGACAAATAAGTATAAGTCGTTACTTTTACTGAGTTCAGACCATAGCTCTGTGAGGCCGCAATCGTCTTCTTGTTCATAACATTGGATGATTGAAGTGATGTATTGTGTTGCTAGCCCTTCGTCTACTTCTATCCCTTCTTCGTCAATCACCGTCTTTGCAACGCCTGTCGGGCGCTTCCACCCATTGATGTACTGCTCTGGGGTGATGAGAGGGCCGTCGCGGTACAAGTATCTGCCGATGCCCCACTTTACCGCTGCGCGTTTGAATGAGTCTGAGAAACCGCCCTTCTCGCCCTCGATAGAGGTGTCACCAGCGCCGTCCGACTTGGCGATCCATCGACCTCCTATGTAGAGACTGAGAGTGCAGCAGGTCTTGCCGTCGAGGCTCTTATAGTCGTCTGACCAGTTCTCTGGCCCTACAACCTTATCGAGCCGGTGCATGACTTGCCGAGCATCAATGTAGCTCAACTGCTTACCACCGGGGCCTTGCCTGCTCTTCACTTCGCTTGTGGGCCACGGCATCTTGAGGTCATAGCTGATCTGCTCTGCGGTCTTTTCAGTTGGTTCTGGGTCGTAATCCGGTTCGTTGGGATCGGTGACGTCGATGTCAGGGTATGTGGTACTCATGCTCGCTCCTCGGTAATGCAGCCAATCTCGTAGCCAGCATGTTTCACAAAATACTGTCGTGCCGGGTTTGAGTTGATGAAGTCAGCAGGCACCTCGATCTTCGCCTTGCCCTCTCGGTACTGGTACTCAAAGAAGGTAAAGCCTTCTCGCTCTAGCTCTGTGGCGTACTGATCCATCTCGGTGTTTACTTCTGCGATCAGCCCAGCTTCAAGGCTACGGTATTCGTCACAACCGTACAGGTGCAGCTTGAAGTCCCTAGCGATCACTCGCACCTCGCCACCATCGCAATAACGGCAGTAGTCAATTTGTGATTCATAGCAGAAGTTTTTAGGCTCACCGCATGAGCATATGTCTGCGTCCGGCAAGTTCCACGGCGCTTGCGGGTTGTGTTTATCTTCGTCGGCTCGGTCTAACACGTTATTTCTCCTTAGTGTTTACACCAAAAGTTTAACCGATATAAGATATGAACTAAAGGTTTATTTGCCGAAAAGTGTATGGTATCTTGCGCGCATGGATCAGAGCATTTACCAAACAATCATTGACAGCAGCGGCGAGGATAGTCAGTCTGCATTTGCAAGGCGCTTGGGAGTAAGCCCTCAGATGTTGCAGAAGTGGCGGAATAATCAAGTCCCTGCGCACTACGTCGTGAGAATGAGTAAGTTGACCGAAGGAAAGGTCACGCCTCATCAAATTAGGCCAGATGTGTTTCTGGCCCAGTGGCGAGTTTAGACCAAGGTGTGCTTTCACCTTTCATGCACTCCCGCTGGTGTGGTCGAATGCGGACGGGCCGAGTGATGAACACACGCTCTCCTGCCTCTGCCTGTGGAGGTGCCCAGACACAGGACTCCCAGATCGCAGGCAATCCCTGCTCCAGCCTGTTCCCGTCCAGGTGATCGAAGGCGGGTTTTTAAGCGGGTGTGATGCCGTTGGATGACTTAGGTAGCCAACGGAGACTACGAGACACAGTAGCGAGCACCGCCGACAGTTAGTCTGGCTGACTAGGCATAGGGGGCACCCAGACAGGTGGAACCCGAAACGCGAGCCAGAGGTTTTTGTGCTATTGCCAGGCGCAGGCTGGTGTGTGACTGAAAGGTTAATATGGAAGATCGGTTAGCAAAGATTCTTAACTCTCTCTCCGAGAGAATAAATAAATGGGAGAGCGAGAGCGAGAAATGCATCGAGTTAGAAGCAAACTTCAAGAGTATGGAATCGGCTTCCAAGCTAGCTTATATGCAAGCGGGAGAGAGCGCAGTGAAAGCTGAGGCTATGCTAAGAGCAACATCAGACTGGCTTGAGAAGTACAAGGAGTTGCAGCAAGCAAATCTCAAGGTTGAAAGAGCCAAGCGTTCTATCAAACTTGCAGAGCTTTACTTCGATGCAGAACGAACGAATCAAGCTAACCAGCGCGGTATTGTCTAATGATCACAGTCATCAGCCTTGGCGCTGGCGTGCAGTCATCAGTCATGGCGCTTATGGCGGCAAAGGGCGAGATAACGCCAATGCCTGACTGCGCCATCTTCGCCGACACCCAAGCAGAGCCAGACCACGTTTATGAGTGGCTCGATTGGCTTGAAACGCAGTTGCCTTTTCCTATTTACAGAGTTACTGCGGGCAGTTTGAGAGAGGACTTGATCGCTAGCTCTCAGACTGGGGCAAGGGTTCCAAACCCTCCTCTTTTTGTTGACTCCGTCAGTGGGGGGGGAATGCTTTTTCGACAATGCACCTCTGATTACAAAATTCAGCCCATATTCAAAAAGTTACGTGAGTTGATCGGTTTACAACCACGGCAACGTGCGCCCAAACAAGTGGCAGTGCAGCAGTGGATCGGAATAAGCCAAGACGAAATTCAACGCATGAAAATGGCTCCGCACAAGTGGATAGAGAACCGCTGGCCCTTACTTGAACGCCGAATGAGTCGCATACATTGCTTGCAATGGATGAAAGATAACGGCTTCAACGAGCTTCCGCGAAAAAGCGCCTGCACCTTTTGTCCGTATCACGACAACGCTACATGGCGTGACATGAAAGCTAACGACAAAAAGTCATGGACGGAGGCAGTGGTGGTAGACCATTTGATTCGCAACGGAATCAACAAAACTACGAAGGGCAATCAGTTATTTCTACACAGAAGCAAGGTGCCGCTCGATGAGGCAGACTTAAGTGATCCAGCAGAAAATCAGCAGACTTTCAGTTTCATGGACGAGTGCGATGGGATGTGTGGTGTCTAATGCCTAAAACACTGAGAGCAAAGGCGCTCGAAAAGATACAGTTGCTTGCTAGATTACAAGCGGCTGACGACAGTGGGTTCTGTCATTGTGTAACCTGCGGCAAGGTAGATCACTTCCGCAGCATGGATGGTGGGCACTTCATCGCTAAGGGTTCATCAAGCCGATGGGCGTTGGAGATTGAGAATGTCCACCCTCAGTGCAAAGGCTGCAACAGCTTCTCAATGAAGCATGGAACTGCGCCCCACTCATATACTCTCTGGATGGTTGACTATTACGGCAGAGACTTCGTTGATCATATGATCGCCACGAAGAAAGATGTGCATAAGCTCTATGCTTCGGACTATCGAGATATGATCGAGGACTTCAATCAGCAGATTCTAGCGCATGAGCGTCGGCTAGGACTTCGTGGATCTCTTCGTGCGATAAATGCGGAACCGAAGAGTCCCAAACGCGCAGGCAATGGTGGCTAGTCGTTTCAGGTAAGTGTAGCCAGACACCTCGATCTTCACAGGCAAGCATCTCTGCCTGCTCCTTGCTATCAGCAGTAACCAAAATGTATTTAGTCACTAGCTCATGGTAGAGGACGTGGTACTTCGGCACAGGTGACTCCTAGTGATAAATAATCAGAGTGAGCGCCATCACAGACGCGCTCAATGTATCGTTGCTCCTCAGCGAGAGCGTCATCAAAGTCTGCATTGCCGGCATAACCGAAAGCCAAGATCACAAGCAGCAACAGAGGGTATCTCAGTCTAATTCGCATGGCAGGTCTCCATATTTTTCGGACTCTTTGTTGGCGTACTGCTCAGCTTCCTCGTCAGTCATGCCTTTGTCGATAGCTTCCAAGTACAAGTTTTCGAGTAGCACATCTGTGTAGTGATTAGACATTTTGGCGCTGCCTATTTGAAATAAGTAATTTGTTTGACACTCAAGGGAGTGCGGTATTTACGGTCACTAGGATTCGTCTTAGCCCATGCGATCACTTGATCAGCCAGACCATGCATGAACTTGCTAGGCGAAGAATCTCTCTGATGATCACGAAGCCTGATAGCGATGTCTGTTCTGCTTACACGTTCTGACGCGAGCGCACTCTGTACGTCTGCGAACTGCTTTGGCGTTAATCCTGTATCTCGTGCGGCGTGAGCTAGTCTCTCAGCGTCCCGACGCTTCTCGTATGCGCGATTTTTGTCTAGCCACTCTGGGGATGCATCGACCGTTGCTGATCGGTGATCGCTCGGCTGTTGCCCTAGAATGATCGTCCTGATATGCCCGTCGTCTTCGATCACATCGACTTCGTCCACGAACATATCGTTGAGAGTCCTTCCAGAAACACGCAGAACGCGCCCCTGATACTCGACCTCGGTTCCGTTTGTGATAGCCATGTCGTTTCTCCTTAATGACAAGCACAGTATAAACTAAAAGTATAAACAATAAAATCAGCAAATAAACTTTTTCTTTACGAATCTGCTAGAATAAAGGATCACAAATCGGTAAAAATGCAGCTTTTGCGATCCTTGAAAGTGAGGCCAGATGAAGGTAGTGATCGAAAGATTCGCGTATGCACCAGAGGGAACGGCAGGAAAGCTGACCGTTGAGGGCGCTGATATAGACTTCTCATGCTTCACGGTTGAGAGAGCATGGCGCAATAACGAGCCTTGGATTTCGTGTATCCCAGAGGGCGAGTATGAGTGCGAGGATTACAGCAGCGACAAGTACCCAGATGCGGTACAGGTCAAAGATGTTAAGGGCAGGACACACATACTATTTCACTCAGCCAATAAGCCGACACAGTTGGCAGGATGCATAGCGCCGGGACTAGGGTGGGGATTCAATGGACAAGCGCCTTTTGTAAACAGCAGCAAGGTCGCATTAGAGCGATTGTTTGAGGCAGCAGGTAAAGACTTCACCTTGAAGATTACCAGTGTGTCAGGTGTCATGCCAAAGGCTACAAGGGCCAAGAAAACTGATGGCGGCTAAGCGGCTTGAAGAAGGCTCAATCTACGCCGACAAGGACTTAGACGGCGACGGTGTGGTGAGTGATTCAGAACTGGAAACCTCAGAGAAGTTGCAAGAGATGCAGTTAGCGCATGAGAGAGCAGACGCACAGAGGGCTATGAGTTGGTTCGCCTTATGGGGAATGCTTTTATATCCATCGTTAGTTGTCGCAAGCGAGTTCTTTGGCATGAACCAAGCGGCCTCAATCCTGGGCGATATGGCAGCGGTTTACTTCGTCTCGGTAGCCGCCGTGATCTCAGCGTTCTTCGGTGCGCAGGCTTGGCAAAACAGGAGCAACGGTCGATGAGCATAGTCGGTCAACTAATCGGGCCAGTCACGGGGTTGCTCGATAAATTTATCCCTGACGCAGACACCAAAAACAAGTTGGCCCATGAGATCAGCACCATGTCCGAGAAACATGGTCAGCAGATCGCTTTGGAACAAATTGAGGTTCTCAAACTTGATGCGAAAGGTAACTGGTTCCAATCATCTTGGAGACCATTGGCTGGTTATGTTTGCGTCCTTGGTCTTATGGTGAACTTTCTAATAGCGCCGATAGCTGCGGGATTCGGGGTGGTGATACCTCAAGCTGACGCTGGGGTTATGATGCCCTTACTTCTTGGGATGCTCGGACTAGGTGGCGCTAGATCGTATGAGCGGGTGAAGGGAGTCGGCAAGTAATGGCAGAGACAGCAAAGAGACTGAACCCTAAAATCTGGGACAGGGCCAAAGCCAGAGCCAAGCGGAAGATGGGCGGAAAGTGGTCGGGCAGAGCGGCACAACTTGCTGTTAAGTATTACAAGGACGCTGGCGGTAAGTATTCAGGTAGAAAGTCAGCTAGCAATCGTCTGAGCCAGTGGACAAAGCAAGATTGGGATTATGTGGGCAAAGAAGGCAAGTCTCGCTACCTACCCAAAGCGGCTCGCAAGGCTTTATCGTCGGGCCAGAAAGCAGCGGGATCGAGAGCAAAGAACAAAGCCGCAAGAGCGGGCAAAGGATCGGCTCGTTACACTGAGGCGGAACGCAAAGCAGTCAGGAGAGCAACAAAGCGATGAAGGGAATAACACACTACAGGATTGACGGCACCCCGTATGAGGGCGAAACCCATGCGATGCCAGGAGGCGTTGTGCACACGGGTGCCAGCCATGATGCAAGCAGTGTGCGCGTGTATCACTTCCAAGAACTATCACCAGAGGCAAAGAGAAAGGCAATGATGCTGATGGTAGAAAGCAACAAGGCACGCTGAGGAGTCAATCATTGAGTGAGCTAGAGGTTGCGTATATAGCAACGACAGACCTAATTCCCTACGCCAACAACCCGCGCACGCATAGCGATCAGCAGGTGTCGCAAGTAGCATCCAGCATCAAAGAGTTTGGGTTCAACAATCCGATTTTGATTGATGAGCATAACGGGATCATCGCAGGGCACGGCAGACTGGCAGCAGCGCAAAAGCTCGATCTTAAAGTAGTGCCTACGATAACCCTTGAAGGGCTGACGGAAGCGCAGCGCAAGGCGTATGTGATAGCAGACAACAAACTGACCGAGAACGGGGGGTGGGATTACGATCTGTTAGCGGTTGAGATTGATCGGCTGAAAGAGTTGGACGTTGACATAGACTTGACCGGCTTCGACCCGACTGAGTTGGATACCATTCTGGAGCCTGAAGTCGTAGAAGGGCTGACCGACGAGGATGAGGTGCCAGAAGCGCCAGAGGAGCCGATAACCAAGCGAGGGGATGTTTGGATACTGGGGAACCATCGTCTGATGTGTGGCGACTCTACCAGTGTTGATGATGTGGACAAGCTAATGGCTGGAAAAAAAGCCGCACTGATACACGCAGACCCCCCTTATGGGATGGGCAAGGAAGGCGATGGCGTGTTAAATGATAATTTGTACAAACAACAACTCGATCAGTTCCAGATGGATTGGTGGAATACCTGTAGGATCTTCGTAGAAGATAATGGGAGCGCGTATATCTGGGGTAATTCTGAGGATCTGTGGCGGTTATGGTATGCAGGAGGTTTATCGTCCTCCGAGGGCTTAACTTTTAGGAATGACATTTTATGGCATCAAGAAGGGGTTAGTTGGGGGAAAGATGGCATGGGCAATTTGCGGCAATTCGCCAACATGGGTGAACACTGCCTTTTCTTTATGCTGGGTGAACAAGGATTCAACAACAATGCAGACAACTACTGGTCTGGCTGGGATAGCCTGAGACATTACCTAGTCGAAGAAAAAGAAAAGTCTGGGCTAAAGAACGAACAAATCAAAATGGCAACAAACTCAACCCACACTCACTACTGGACAACATCGCAGTGGTCTTTCCCGACGAAAGAGAGCTATCAAGCAATACAAGATCTAGCTCAGGGGAAACATTTTGAAAGAGAATACGACGACCTAAAAAGGGAATACGACGACCTAAAGGCCAAGTTTTATGCAAGTAGAGCTTATTTTGATAGCGGTCACGATCAAATGTCAGATGTTTGGAGATTCGACCGTGTAAAGGGTAAGGATCGCCACGGTCACGCCACCCCAAAACCTGTAGCGATGATGGAGCGAGTCATGCGATCAAGCCTTCCTGCAGGGGGTCTATGTATGGAGCCTTTTGCTGGATCGGGCACGACGCTAATGGGTGCCGAAAAGACTAGCAGAATTTGCTATACGATGGAGCTAGGCCCCAAATACTGCGATGTTATCGTAAATCGCTGGCAATCCTTCACAGGAAAAACGGCACAGCTAGAGCGCCCTTTGGAGGTTGTGAGTGGCTAGACCTCAAAAGCAAATAGACTGGGATCAAGTGGACAAGCTATGCGCTATTCACTGCACAGGTGAGGAGCAAGCCAACATCCTTGGCGTCGATTACGACACCCTTAACAGGGCATGTCATCGTGAGCACAAGCTCAGTTTTGCGGACTATTTCAAACAAAAAGCATCCACAGGCAAGATGAGCCTACGCAGACGACAATACAGTGCAGCCATGGACGGCAATACGACCATGCTGGTTTGGCTAGGTAAGAACTGGTTAGGTCAAAGCGATATGCCAGAGCCAGAGCCACAAGATCTGCCGCCTATCATCATCGAGCGGGCTGATGAAGCTAACAAAGCCACAGGATGACATCTTCTTTGATGAGAGCAGGTTCCGAGTCGTTGTCGCAGGGCGGCGGTTCGGCAAGACCTTTCTCTCAGTCCATGAGCTAATCAAAGCGGCACTAGCAGGTCACGATAAGAACTGTTGGCTAGTCTGCCCAACATATAAGGCAGCGAAAGAGATCGCGTGGAATATGCTTAACGATGCACTGCCAGATGGATACGCAACCAAGCGCAATGAGACTGCTTTATCGCTCACGCTTAGAAATGGCTCAACGATCTCACTCAAGGGTGCAGAGAAACCTGACAACCTAAGGGGGAGAGCATTAGATTTCGTGGTGATGGATGAGTTCGCTGATATGAGACCAGAGGCATGGTTTGAGGTGCTTCGTCCCAGTCTTAGCGATAGGCTAGGGTCTGCATTGTTCATCGGCACACCAAAGGGGCGCAATCATTTCTACGACTTATGGACGCGAGGCGCGGACAAAGAGGAGGGCTGGCAAGCCTTTCAGTACACGACCATCCAAGGCGGCAATGTTGAGGCGGCTGAGATCGACCAAGCGAGATCAGACCTAGACGAGCGAACCTTCACACAGGAGTATGAGGCCGAGTTTGTCACTTACTCAGGGGTAATATATTACGCATTCAGCAGAGAGGAGAGCGTAAGAAAAGGGTTTCTTGCTGATGAACTTCATATCGGTATGGACTTCAACCTCGACCCCATGAGCGCAGTCGTTATGGTCAAAGCGGGCAACACCATGCACGTTATAGACGAGATCGTTATATACGGGTCAAATACTGACGAGATGGCAGACGAGATCTTGCAAAGATACCGAGAGCATCAGGTCACGATCTACCCAGACCCAGCCAGCAAGCAACGCAAGACAAGTGCAGGCGGTAGGACTGACTTATCTATCCTGCAAAACGCAGGCTTTCGGGTGAAGCTAAGAAACAGTCACCCACCAGTGCGAGATCGGATCAACTCTGTGAATAGTAAGCTGATGTCATCGACAGGACAGCGCACGTTGTTAGTCGATCCCAAGTGCAAGCAAGTGATCTCATCGCTGGAGCGGCAGACGTACAAAGAGGGGACAAGCCAGCCAAACAAAGAGGACGGCTTCGACCATATGAATGATGCGCTCGGTTACGCTATAGAGTATCTTTTCCCGATTCGCAAAGAGCGCACCACAGAACAACCGACTAGGTGGACTGCATGAACAACCTTGAGTATCAACATCCCGACTATGATGCTAACCAAGACAGGTGGGAGTTCTACCTTCGGTCATACGCTGGGGGCCAAGAGTACAAAAACGGCAGTTACCTGACCGGCTATCAGAACGAATCCGAGAATGAGTACGCTAGACGCATCAGTCTCACTCCTATTGATAACCACTGTCGGAACGTAGTGCACATCTATAGCTCATTCCTCTGGCGCG